AAAAAGCCGTAATTCTTGTTCATTTTTGCCATTTTCTACTCCTTTATCGCACGCGCCACAGATTCCGAGGCGCTAATTTCAACTGAATACTGGAGGTCGATCAGATACCCCGCGTGCCGTCTGCCTGATGCATCTGCCCAGGCATCAGATTCCTTAACCACAGGGGAATAAGCCTCTGTGCATATACCGCCTAAATCAGGGTCAATTAGGCACATCTGCATCACCAAAGCCTGATAAGCATTAGCGATACGGCTTGCTTCCTCTGACGCTGAAGATGATCCCAAGACTGTCACCCAAACATGAAAAGAAGCCTCCATTGATGCACCCGTCAGGAATTGCTCTGCGTCGAAATCTCGAGCGGTACCCCACACGAATACATGGAGCGGTTCTGGCTCTGCGCCAGGGAGGTCAAGTGTCACGCGCGGAACGGGAACGTCTGGAAAAACTTCTTTTAGAACTTCTTTGCTGAACAGCTTTTGAATATGACTGTAGACCTTAGCTATTACTGGTCCTGCAACATCTTGCGGCTGCTTCATCCGATCATCACGCGACGAGCGCGATACTCCTCAATGGCAGCATCAACTTTAGGGAGTCCAGTCCAGCTACCCTCTTCTCCTGTCGGAAGTTCATAGGAGATATAGACCCCTTCTTGTGCTGTTCCTCGAGCATTTTCGGGCGTCGCGCGAGGACGCATGAAAGACGCGGCAAGCATAGTGGCGGCCATAGCGATCTTTGCGTTAAGCGGAACACCAAAAGTAATAGTTGCTTCGGTCTCGTCTTCAACGCCTTCTGCCTGGCAGTAGCTAACAAGATGCGCGTTACCGTCTTTACTTTCGATGTTGAAAACATCCACCACGGGAAGCTCGTTGAGCTTTGGATCGCGAAGAATAACCTTCATCTTTCTACGGCAGAAACTACGATTACCGCAGCCTTTTTCGATCGATTCTTCGGCTGCCAAGATGCAGGCAGCGAAGTCGGCATCGGTATACTTTTCCGCATTATCAAATTCGTCGCTGTTCTTCCTGCCGTATTCAATAATGGTCTGCTTATCGGTGTAGCGATTACCTACGCGCTCCACGTTGTAGGGAAATTCCCCCGAATCCGATTCAATCACAAGCTCGTAAGCTCCGATCTCAGGCAACAACCGCTTAACGTCAGCATACGAGATAGTCCCTCGTCTGTCCTGAATGTTTACCGCAGCCTCTTCTTCGCCGCATCGAGCAGTTGCAGAAGTGCCAGAACATGCAAAGGTGAGCGACCCATCAGAGGTCGCCCACCTGTTGACTATGTTGGTTAAAAGCTCCACTTACAGCCCCTTAGCAATCTCCGCTAACTCAGACTTAGTGTCCTTTGCCTTGAATTCGCCACCATGGTCTGCGATGTATGCCTTTAGCTCATCGTTGGTCATGCTTTCAAAGTCCTGCTCAGGTTCCTTTGCTGGTTCATCGGTGGTTTCTTCCACCTCTTTAACCTGCTCGGGTTCCTTTGCTGGTTCTTTTAGTAGATCTAGAACGCCACGGCGCTTAGCTTCGGCTTCGCTCATCTTCTCGCCTTTAAAGGCAATGAGCACACCATTGCGAACTACACGCTTTGGGCAGGTAAATAGAGCCATGATTAACCTCCTTAGATGATGCTTACTCAGACTGAACAGTGATACCGAGGTCTGCGCAATAGCACAGAGCAGCAGGCGCATCGATGCGGAGCAAGCCCGTACCTTCACCGAGCAAGGTGTAGGCATTCTGGATGAACTGCTTATCAGTAAGGCCGATCTCTACCTGATCAGGGTCAGCCACCTTGTAGGTGCAAACACCAGAGAAGTACACAAGAGCGCCTTCGGTGGTGGTTTGAGCAGGCTCTTCACCTGTAACGATGGTCATATTCTGGTCTTCAACGGCGATCATGTTTGTTCCAGGAACCGTATCTCCTGCCTTGAAGTTCGGGAAGAGATAATGGCCATCTTCTGCCTTGGTCTTGGCAATTGCGCGAATAGCATTAGGGGACAATGCTACGTAGTTTGGAGAGTAACCAGAAGCAATTCGGCAGCGAGTAGCCATATCAGCCAAGGTATCTACGATGTTGTCAGCAGCGTTCTTAGTGAATTCCAAGATGCCTGGGAAGTTAAGCGCACCAATGATGCCATTAGAATTGTCGTTCTTGAGCACCATCTCGGCGCGCTTCATGGCAAGACCAAGCATCAATCCATTACTAATCTGAGATTCAAGCGTGTTGTAACGACGAACCATCTGCTTATGTACTGGAATCCAGTGCGCAATGGTTTCTAAGTTTGAAGTGTGCTCAGTCCAAGCCATTCCAGATTCGGGCTTATTAGTTCCAGTAGTCCACCCTGCTGCTGCATTGGTAAGCACTGGTGGCAGGAAATACTTTTCGTCACCATTGGTGGTGCCACGTGCGATAGTATCCAAAAATCCCATAGGCGGACGTACCAAACCTGGAAGATTGTTGTCTTCATAGGTTGGAGTTGGCAAGGTGGTAGCAGTATTTACTACGGTTGCCATAGCCAATGCAACCTTAGCTTTCCAGCCAGGAGCAATTCCATCAAATGCATCCCTAGCGCCAAGAGCAAGCTCACCAACAGTATGGTGAGAAGGATTAGACAATCCCTCCATTTGCTCAGCTAAGCGAGCATTCTCTTCTTCGACACGCTGCGTCTCGTTTAAGAGCATTTCGCGGTAAGCAGCAAGAGCACCAGTAGCTTCATGAGCATTGTCAATTTCTCCTGCTTCCGCATAGTTCGTCACGCGCTGCTCGTACTCTGCGACAGTCTCGCGCAACTCTGCGATTGTGTTAGGCATTGGAGCCTCCCTTTCCTTCGATATGGAAAATACGACCGTCAATTACGCGGAAAGCGCGTGGCGTTCCCTCAACGTCCTTGACTTCTTGCATTGTTTGAGAGGTGTCACTTATTGGCTCTGGATTTGATGGCTCTTGTTTGGCCATGGCCATAACTGCGATCTTTGCCTTTTCGGGAGCATTCTTGAGTGCATCTTCACCTGACAAGTCAAGGAAGGCTACTGCTGGCAATGCTTCGCTGATTTCGTCAACAAGCCCGTATTCCTTGGCGGTTTCCGCATCCATCCATGTTTCTTCGTCCATAAGGGCGCGGAACTCTTCTTGGTCATGCTCTGGACAACGTGAGGCGTATACCTTCGCGATCGTTACGTCGATGTTTTCGAGTACATCGGCTTCCTTGCGAAGGTCTCCCTTGTCGCCCCATGCCATGCTTGAAGCGTTGTGAATCATGAACCACGCAACGTCAGACATAACAACACGATCTGCTGCTTCGACAATGTAGGATGCTGCCGAAGCTGCCAGACCGTCGATGTATGCCGTTACATGAGAGGAAGAATCACGAAGTAGTGAATGAATAGCGAAGCCATCAAAGACCGAGCCGCCTTCGGAGTTTACATGCAGCTCAATAGGCCTCCCATTAGCATCCTTAATAGCATCTAGGACATCCTTCGCGCTTGTTGCGTCATCATCCCAGAAGCTCTTTCCAATACGTCCGTAGATATCAATGCGAAGCACTTCTGCTTCGTTTTTGATAGAAAACCAATCACGCATAAGTAGTCCTTTCTATTGCGCTTCCTTAGTTACCTTTGGATCAATCCCCGAAACACCATCAGACTGGCCAGAAGTGCCAGAAGTCTGTTCAGCTGGAACATATGGCTCGCCATCCTTATCAACCATGTAATAAGCAGTAGGTTGTAGAAGCTTGTCCTGTCCTGGGAGCCAAGGAATACCTTCTTGTTCGCAACACCAGGCACGCGTAAAAATTCCTGCATATACGCCAATGCGATAGCCATCCATACGCGTCTTGAAGTCGCCGCGTAAAAGACCGTTAGTATCGAAGTCCACGCGATAGCCGCTATTAGTGCCACCACCAACGCGGGGAGATAGGTCAAGAATCGGGATGAATGCTTCTTCAATAGCCGTAATCTCAGGCAGTACCGTGTTCTTCACAAAGTCGATGTCATAGCCTTGCGATCCTGTTGCCGTTGCCCCGCCATCTGCATAGACGTGATGCAAGTCAACATGACAAGCGCGGCATACTTTCTCTAGAACAAATCGCTCTTGCTCGATGATGTTCATTTCGCCAAGCGAATAGGACACCTCGTGATATTTCAGCCCGCGATCGAATACGCGAATTCCGCCAGCTTCTTCAACACCAGACTGCGCTTCAAGCGACTCACGAATGGCAGTAATATCTTCTGGCTCTAGCTTTCCTGGATGTTCGAGCCAGCCACCCATATGGGTACCGTTTTCCATAAGAGACTTGTAGAATAGGCTCAAATCAATCGACATACCGATGTCTGCTGCTGCAGTTTCAGCAACCGACTTACCAGTAACGCCGCCATCGTCTGATATATCGGTTTTAACTACGAGCACGCCATCTTCTCTCGCCGCCCATGAAGGATTGAACTTATCAAGCGGTGCGCAGTAGACCACTTCGCCTGTTTGCTTATCAAATCGCGGATCAACAGCAGACAAAACAGGCCAGAGCGCCTTAACGTTGTACCGATCATCACGCTGCACACGAACATAGGCAGTGCCGAACACGTCCTTGCGCAAGATGAGCCAGGAAACCAAGTCACCCCAACTCATAAGTGGATTAGGGCGGCGTAAAACACGCGAAAGTGGATGATCTAGCGCGTTTTCGGGCCCTCGTTCGCCATCATGGAGCAATCGAACAGGCAACGAGCGAATAGCGCGTATCTTTGCCGATTCGCAGGCAATAAAATCCGAGGAAAACATGGCATCATAATTAGGCTTAGGCAGAATCTTGTTGCCCTTGATATCGATGATTCCCATAGGCGTAAGAGAGCCAGCAGGTAGGCTCTGTAATTCATTGGTGCGCTTCTTGGCTAGCTGGGCACGATTGCGCGCATTGTTAGCGAGCTTGCGCAGCTTGTCTACATTCTCACGTGCCACTAAAGCCCCTTTCTCGTAATCGTTACGAGGTAAGGGTCTGCAAGGTGTCACTTAAACAGTCCAGATGCCGCCTGATTCGACAAAGGACACGGTAGGACCAACCGTGGTAGTTGAGTACTTAGCAATAGCAGCAGCGATCGCCGCGTCGATTCGGTCTGTTCCTTGGCCATGCTTCTCAGACGAAAAGCGCCACCCAAAAGGCTCACGTGTAAGTTGGATGCAATTAGTAAGGTGTTCTGCCAGCTTCGGGCAGCCGTCCAGGCTCGTGCGCTTCTCTTTTACCGATCGTGCCACCATCTCAGACGCTGCACACATGATCTTGTTATTCTGAGGCACTTCAAAAATCTCTACACCGAAATCATCTTGTAATTGCTGCGCCATTAACAACAAGCGGTTAGGATCGATGCCGACAGGACAGTGATACTTCTGGGAAAGATATGCAATAAGCTCCTCGATCTGGTTTAGATCGTAATAGCCAGATTCGCCAGGCTCATCAAAGACCCACTCGTGGTAGCAATCAATGCCATTGTTGACTTGATGAGCAACAATCGCGAAAGAGTCTCCCGAAGTGGCACCGTCAACGCCCAAAATGAACGGCTGATTGAAGTCGAATAGATTTTCAATGCGCTGGCATCGGCGGACTTCGCCAACTTTTAGCGCCTTGTCTTCTGACTTTTCGAGCGGAAAACGGTTAATTTCGTATCGTTCGAACTGCTTATTGGACAGATTTTCTCGCTGCCTACGCACATCTTCCACTGATACCCAGCTCATAGGGTGCACGCGCTTCCACATTTTCTCGTCGTCCAGGTCTTCGCTGTCCTTTGCGCCATACCAAGCAACGTGCGCATCCCTTGATTTCTGCCATTTCGGGAGCTGGTCCCACAGAAAACCTTTGCGCGAACCTGCTGCAGTAGTAATGATGATGCATACCGCGTTGAAAATGTCGCGCTGACCTGAAATAACCGCGTTATACAGCTCATCGTCTTTGTAAGTGTGTACTTCGTCCAAAACGGCAACATTTAAGTGCCAAGACTGCAGCGCATTCTCGGAGTACGGCATGACCATGATCTTTGCGCCAGTTTCTTCGTTGATAATGCTATCTGTAAGTGGTTTCCACATGGCTTTAAGCTCTGGATCGAGCCTAATCATGGTCTTTAGCTTGCCGAAGTCCTTGCGAGCCTGGTCTTTTGAGTACGCAATGACCGCATATTCGCCGTTGTAAACAGGCTCCATGCTTGCGATTGTCAGCAACAAGCCGCAAGCAAGGTCAGATTTTCCGCCAGAACGCGGTACTCCTTCAACCAAAATGCGCTTTGATCGCTTAAAAACACGCTCCGAACCTGCTTTTATCGTGTGACCTTGACCGAATAATGGCAAGAAAATATCGTTATATTGCCAGTCGTCCAAGATAAAAGGCTTGCCAAAGTACTTGTTATCAGTGTGTTTGATGTGTGTTTCGAAGAATAAACGGTAAGTAAACGCCTCCTGTTTGCCTACTTTCGAGGGCCTCGACCTGTCTACTCCTGGAACAAACTCGGCGATAGTGCTACTTGGTGGCATCTTTTAATGCCTCCTGCGCCTGTTTTCTGATTCTTGCAGGCAAATCGACAGCTATTGATGCAGTAGCAGCACGCGTAAGCTGCAATCGCTCGGCAGTTAAGGTATCAAGACCAAGAACGCCAGATAAATGGCGCATCTTGTCTACTGCTTCGCTCCATACTGTCCAGTTAGGGTTCTTCCTTGGTGCACTACCTTTCTGCTGCGTGATTATCTGGATCGTTCCATCGCCTTCTTGCGTCATGTTGTCGATTGCTTGGCGCATCGCGGCATAAGCAAGGCAGTACGATTCAATAAGTGGAACTTCATGGGCGCTAAATCTCGTTTGCCCATCCATTACCACGTGCCAGCAGAGTTCAGCGTTTGGCAACAGTGCTACCGTTGCAGGCATCGGTATGACAAGTCCAGTTTGGGCATCAAGTGGCGCTTCGTTAATGACTACAGCCTTAGATTCAGCCTTTACTAGATCGGTTTTTGCTGCTTTAGGCGCTGGTTTTCTTCCCTTTGCCACTAAAAACCGACCTCCTTTATAGCCTCATCAATGCAATCTGCAAGTATCGTCAAGTTCGGTCTGATACTTGGAGCACATGACCGAGCGTAATAGCGCAATGCTGTAGTGTTTCCCTTAATCTCCGTTAGGGTTTCGGCGATGTTATCAATCGTTGCTGGACGTGGTTTCTGCGGCCTGGGAAGTGCCATGCGCAACTCTTCAATGATGCGCCCCTCTTCTTCTTCCATTCTGGTAAGTCGTGTCTTTTGTTTTCGGCACGTAGAAGAGCAGCAAGAAGCATCCTTGCGTTTGGCTACAAAGTGCTTGCCACAGATTATGCATTTACGTTCGTATTCCATGGGTGTAATGCTCTAATAGGTGTCACTAAACGCGGCGATAAACGCGGCGTACCTTGTCACACTTAAGGCAAAACCGCCAATTTCCGTGCATTTTATTTCTGATGGATGGCGCACGGTGAACAAACAAACACACGTTTTTTCAGACCCCTATCCCCTCTCGCGTGCACGGCGCAGAGCATCGCGCTTGTAATGACATGAGGGGCACAACAGCACCAGATTAGAGGCGCGTGAGCTACCGCCAGCACTAAGTGGCTTATCATGGTGCACTTGACCACCAAGAGAGCATGACCATGTTCCATCGGCTTGCTTGGTTGCCACTTGCTTGCCGCAATCTTTGCAGCGACCTTGCTGCTTCTCGATTACGATCTGCCTTTGGCTCCGATACTCCCTGTCGTATCCCTTTGCACGCCATGGCTCATTGGTCAGGCGTTCCTTGTCGCTGCGCCTACTTGAGCGCGGGCGTGGCTGGGCGTGAGTAACTACCTGGGCATGGCTGCCGCGTGGCACCAGCTTCGGTATGCGTAAACGTTTGGCCATAGATTCTCCTTGCTTCTGATGCAACAAGAATCGGCAATGTGTCACTAAATACAACAAGAGCCGCACCACATTGGTACGACTCTTGCCGGGGACCACATCCCGAATAGGAGGGAAAAGATGAATGCAGGAAGTAGAAAGACCAAGACCTTCCTGCAGTGTTTATAGTGCGGTAGGTGTCACCTTTTCGTAGCCCAATGGGCAATGTTCTTGATCGTGATAACCCAATTTTGTATAGCCGCAATAGCCGTCCATGTCTGGTTCAAAGGCGCAGCACTTATAGCATTCCTCAAGTTCCCTTGGTATCTGTACAGAAAACACTGGCTCCAGCTCAACGGACACTTTAAAACGCCTATCGCATTCGGGGCATTGAGCCTCGTACTCGTGAGTACACTCATCGTATGTCTCCCACCATTCGGGATCGTCGATTTCGCACCCACAATATGGGCAACGATAGTGACTACTGCCGCAATGAGGGCAGGTCTTGCGTTCGGGAATCTCAACAGGGCTGTCAGCTTTACTTTCTCCCTCACCACCCATGCGTTCCTGGATCGCTTTTAGGCGGTCGATAGTGCTTGCAGGTACGGTGATATTACGTTCAGCATCCATGCTAGGCAGAGTTTTATACAGGTCATCAATCACATCCTGCAGTGTGTCCTGTTTAGGTTCGGGGCGCTTGATAAATTCTCCCTCACCACCCATGCGTTCCTGGATCGCTTTTAGGCGGTCGATAGTGCTTGCAGGTACGGTGATATTACGTTCAGCATCCATGCTAGGCAGAGTTTTATACAGGTCATCAATCACATCCTGCAGTGTGTCCTGTTTAGGTTCGGGGCGCTTGATAAATTCGCCCTCACCAATCAGAACAAAACCCCAGTTACCATCTTCATCGACTGCTTTAATTGACCTATTCCTGTTAGGGTAAAACTTGACGCTGTTTACCTTTCCGCAACGATTATTAAGAGAAACCTCATCCCCAAACTTAAAAGGCTCCCCATCCTCAAAACGTGGCCACTCCATACCTGGCGGCATAATGCGTTTCTCGATGGCCTCGCAGAATTCCTTACGGGAGCTTACTAGATCACTCTCGACGCTCAGCGCGATGCCATACTTATGCGCCAGAGTGACGATAGTCTGCAGTGTATATGATGTTTCGCCCTGAAACTCAGCGGCATCAATAAGCTCGGCTAAGGAATAGCCATTGATCGTTAGGGCATAAGCATCCCTAATGCTGTGACATACGCCGCTGCAATAAACCCTTAACGATTCGGTTTTAATCCGATCCAATTCTTCTTGTGTTAGCTTGCTCATTTGCTTTTCCTTTCATTGATGCAACTCCGACAACGAACCTGGTTTTTAAACTCTGGCTTAAACTGAGCTCCGCACTCCTTGCATGTACGTGGTATGGATAGCTCAAGCTCATCAGCTTTCATCTTTATCTCGGCTATCTTCATTGCAGCTTCAAGGGATGCTCTGTCGAAGTACGGTATATGGTGTCGATTGATGATCATTAGGATGCGCCTTGGTACGGCTACCAGGTTATTTGGATCAAAGTTTCGCTTGTTTCCGTCGGCGAAGATGATTGCTGTTTTGGGTGGTATGTGGCATCCGTGTTCTTTCTCCCATATAAGCACGTGCTTATAGCGGTAGTTATTCCAGCGCCCATCAATGTTGGAATGCAGCTTTACCTTCACTTGGATGTAGCCGTCCTTGTCCACTCTCTCCCTTCCAATGCCAAAGCCTTTAGCGTTATGCGGAATTTGACCCTTCTTGAAACGAGTTGCCTTAGTGCGCTCAATTCCCTCTGCGCTCATAAAGTCAGACTGCTTCATGCCTTTGTTGTAAGCAGGTTGACCTTTCCTAAACCGACCAGTATTGATTCCTTGCTTAAGTCCCAAGCTATACATTCTTGCTTTCAGTTGTGATCGGCGTAGCTTGATGTCAAACTGCGCTTCAAACTCGTCAATAATTTGTTGCTCGGAATGCCCTGGAACGAAGTCTTTCAGGAACACATCCATTTCAGGTGTGTAGACCATGCGCCTTACGCTAATGCTCATTGAAGTATTCAGGAAGTCGGGGATTATCTGCTAAAGAACTATCAACGAACCGAGCAGCCTGTAGTGCTAGTCGTCCTGCATCTAACACCTGTTCGCTGATCTCGCTCATAGCACGAGCACGGTTAATCTCGGTCTTTAGTTGTTCGCCTTCAAGATTGTCGTTAGTGAGGCGGTCTAATTGCGTTACAAGTGCGTTTCTAATATGACTAATGGTGTCTGCCATTATCCAATCAACCTCCTTGCGTTAGTCGCTACGAGTTCCTGATCAACGATCGCGTAGCGCATAGTTGTCTTTAGGTCTTCATGTCCAAGTAATTTTTGCACCTGCTCGATAGGCATTCCGCGTTTGATAGCGTTTGTTGCCATAGTTCGGCGGAATCGGTGAGGATGGCAGTTCTCAACGCCGGCACTTATTCCAATGTTCCTGATTCTTAATTCCATCGAACTTGGCGATACCCTCTTATATGGAGCCCTTAGTGATACAAACAGTGCAGGATCGTTGTCTGTTCTCTCTTCAAGGTACTTAGCTAGCCACACCTTTGCGGCATCGGTAAAGTAAACAAGGCGCTCCTTATTGCCCTTGCCAAGAACTACGATTGAGTTGTTGCTCATATCGATTTTCTTTCGATCCATCCCGGTAAGCTCCGATATGCGGCATCCGGTTGAAACCAGAACTTCAATCATGGCTCTATCTCTGATGCTGCTACATTCGATTCTTAAAAGCTCGAGCTCTTTATCGCTAAAGGGCTTCTTGATCGTTTTTGGCATCTTTATCGCTCCAACTTTGCGCATTGGCGACCTAACAACAAGCTCCTCGTTTTCGCACCATGTGAAAAAAGAGAGAAGGTAAAGCCGGTAATTACTTACAGTTACCTGCGATGTGCCGCGATCGAAACAAGCAGCCATAAATCCTCTAATGTCATCAGCGGTTGTAATGACTAACGGCTTGCCGGTATGCCTTGCGAACCTTTCCAGCAAATCTTTATATGCCTTTAAGGTTTTCCTTGATCTTCCCTGGACAAGCTTTGCGTTTATAAAACGCTCTATAACTTCGTCATTATCTTCATGCTCGCTTATTCCCATAGATTCGCGTAACGCTTCATTTAGGAGCTTATTCTGCTCTGGGGACAAGTGAGGCTCCATTCGTATGCGAATCCTATCTGCTGTTGCTTTATCGAGATCAATTACTTGAGCCTTGACAAGTTGTACACCCTGCCTAATCTCACCACTCATGGCGTATCCCTCTAATCACCCAGCATGGTTCATATGCCATGATCGGCGTTATGAGTTCGTATCGCTTTTCTTGGCGCAAGGTATCGCCAACGATTATCTTTGCAGCTGCACCGAGAAATGAAAGCTGGATATAGCACATAAGCGCGGTAAGCTCTGATACGTCCTGGCACTCAAATAGGACCTTGCGTTGGTAGTCGATACCTTTCTTGTGGCATGCTTCGCAAAATGCAATCACATTAGCACCAGCGCCGCATGATGGCTCAGATACTCGGATTATTCCATCCTTATCTTCAACCTTGGCGGCATCAGCCACTACTTGTGCAATGTGGTACGGAGTAAAGAATTGTCCTCCCGCTTCGTTACCAATACCAAGCTGCATGAAAATACTTCCTAACACGTCTTGAAATTGGTTTTCGCATACGATTTCGTAGTACGCCTGAAAACATGCACAATAAGATTCCATTTCGTTCTCGACCTCGGCCTTATAGGTCTTTGCGGGCTTATCGAATGGGATTGACAGGTTGCCCGATGCAAAGGCGATCTCGTAAGCCAGGATGTAGATAAACCGTTGCCAGGCTTCAAAAGCAGAGCACTTACGCGCAATCTGTTTGAAGCTCTCCTCGAATCGTTCCATAGGGGTTAATGCTTTTTTGCTCACGGCTCACACCCCATATCAGCAATAGTTGATCGGTATAGATCTGGTGATAGCCACTGCCCATCAAGATCGCAGTAGCTCGCCGTTATATGCCCGCCCATGATCGGATAGTCGTGATGCTGGTTATGAGGGCATTTAAGACACGGTGTGAAGTTCCGATAGTTTTGATACATTGCATCAGCTTCTCGCTGTGCAGAAGCAATATCAGCTGGTTCGCAAGACATGACAGCCATTACTGCATCGCCAACTCAGCGAGATTCTGCATTGCGTTGCCGTTAGCTTCTTCTACACGATTGTCAAAATCGGCGGCTGATTTAAGGACTAAATAAGAAGCTTCCTTGCCAAGACCAAGCCTTGAGAACACATCAACGAGCGCGGTATGCCACTGTCCAGGATCGTAGTTTTCGCCCCTGGCTATGCTTGCAAGCGCCAAGAAGTTAACCATGAAGGTCATTATCTCAACCTGTCGATCAAGCGGGATGATGTTGAATTCAACTTCACAATCCTCAGGCAGCGCATTCATGGCTGCTATGATTTGGTTTCGTTTCATGAGATATCCCATCCAAGAAAGGAAAGTTATCCACAAACCCTTTCTTTTCTTCTTTTTATTCTTACTTTTCTTTTTCTTTTAATCTTGTTAATAACCTATGGTTTTTAGGTAGGTTAAAACCTATGGTTTTTAGGTCTTTACCAGTCGTTTAAGACTTCTTCCGAGGGCGACCACCTTTGCCGCCCCCAACCATCTTCTTCAACGTCGATTCCATGACGGGAGCCATGATGGCGAAGCAGTTTTCAAGTAGTTCAGGTTTCTCGATATCCATCTCACGAAAGCAGGGATAAACACCGTTAAAGCAATAGTTATTAACCGCGTCATAAAGTGCCAGGCGATCGTTGTCGGGAAGGTTTTTAGCTACTTGATAAAACGACCGATAAAAGGGCGCATACTTGACTCCACCATGGTCTAGTTCTTTTCCTGCTTCGCCCATAGTCCTAATCTTTCCAAGGACAGTAGTCGAACTCATCCTCGAAAGTCATCGGCTCGTCCTTCTCTCCACGCAGGTAGTCGCAGTCGATGAATGTGCCAGGCTCAGGTAGGCCGTTCTTCTTTATCCAGCGAGCTGCTTCTCCGATGGTTTCCTGATCCGAAAGCTTAAACGGGTCATAGCTGCACTCCCCGTTATTAATGTCATAGAAGAATGTATATTCCTGCTGATGTAAGACACTGAGACCAAATCCTGCACGACCAAGAATACGCAGCTCATGGTCGTTCTCCGCAACAAGTTTGAAAACAAGAAGCGGTTTATAGGTCATGCGATCATGCACACCAACAAGACTTGCTTGAGTAATCATGAGACCCCTCCTTAAAACGGTATATCGGTGTCATAAATAGACGCATCCACAACGGGACGAGCAACAGGCATGCCAGGCATCTGGGTTTGCGCATTAGATGGTTGCGCTGGTGCTGGTTGCGATACCTGCACCTCTGGATGGTCGCCGCGCGACATAAATTCGATTTCGTCAATGATCACTTCAATCTTGCTACGCTTTTGCCCATCACGCTCCCACTGAGACCAGCGAAGTTTTCCTTCGATAGCGACCTTGGAACCCTTAGACAGATAGCCTGCAATCTTCTCGGCTCGCGTTCCAAACATGGTGCAGTCGATGAAGTTGGGATAGTCTTCCCACTCACCTGTTGTACTGTTCTTATGACGATCGTTTACTGCAACGCTGAAACCTAAGACGGGATTACCAGTGGCAGTAGTGCGCAGCTCGGGGTCTCGCGTGAGATTGCCTGAAATAGTTACTCGATTGATGCTCATGACTACTCACCCTCTGCCCATTCGAGCTGCATCTTCTCGCAACATGGAGGCATGTTGGCACTAACGTCCTCTAAGGTCGCATCTGCTGCCACCTCAATAGCGCTACCGCATGACTTACATACCGCCTTGCGCAAGCCCTTTGGTTCGGTGTCTTGAACGACCTCTACCACTGATTGCTCTTCAAAAATAGGTTTCTCAAAAAGCTCTTCGAATCTTCCACCCTCCATTTCGTCGGAAGCAGTTGCTTCCTGAAATGCTTGCGCCTTTTCCGACTGAAGTGGCCAGGTTTTAGATGCGGCACGCATGACGGTCTTCTTGGCCATTTCCTCGTACCACTTAACCCATGGACTGTCCGACCTCTTTCCGCTCTGTGATTCCTTGCGCCTACGTTCTATATCAGCTTTACTCATTACGGTGCGCTGAATTCCACCATTATTGAATCGCGTGATGCAATAGGCGCATACCATATTCTCTGGCTTGTGATCTGCTGTCATACTGGGCTTGTGAACGATACGGGCATCGTCTCCGAGCATATACTCGAACTCGTCACCTTCGTAAACAACCTCAACGGTGATTGATTGAATCTCACCTGAATTTAGCGCCAGCTTGTAGAGGCCGCGATATCCAGGGATGAACGTTGCCTTGCGACCGTAGGGGATTATGTAGCACTGTCCGAGTCCATTCACATCATTGGGCTCAAGACCAAGCGATGATGCAGTCATGAAGCATGACAGAACGGATTCAACCGTACAGTCTGCCAGCTTTGGGTTCTTGTTGATGGTACTGATGGCAAGCTGCATCATGCGCTCTGGACTCATATGCTTCGGCAGCACTTTGGCAATCTTTGGCCACTGGCCCTGTATATATCCTCTGATATCTTCGATTGGATTAGCTGCTTTGATCTGTTTACTTTGTGCTTGTTGCGCCAACTGTCCCATTAGACTGCGCCTCCTACTTCTCGATAAATCTTTTTGTTCTTCACGTTGCATATAACCGAATCGCTTACGCCAAACATCGCTGCAAGCACCCTTGGGCTTTCCTTGCTGTTACGTATAAAAACAACCTGCATATCCGTCAGTTTTCTCCCAGTGCCTTTCTTCCCAAGCACGCGATACTCATGCAAATTGTTCTCGGAATATGTTGCCCATTCGAGGTTTGAAACATTGTTGTTAGTTCGGTTTCCATCTTTGTGATTTACGGTCTTCTTGTTTTCAGGATTCTTGATGAATGTTTCGGCGACTAACCTGTGGATATATACGCTTTTCCCCTTTCCGTTTTTCCAAAGAGAAACAACTTTGTATCCATTCACTCCAATGCCAGGAGCTATCATTCGCCCCTTATATGGAACCCTCCTGCCGTCCTTTCCTGTATGCCACCGATCTAGGCTTCTAATTCTTCCGTCGTCAGATATCTCATATATCCCTTCATACCCGCTGACGGGAGCCCATTTAGCCATGTTTAGGCTCCTTTCTTTACGGAGATGCGAAGACCTCCGTTGGTTACGCTTGTTTTCATGTAGTCGTTGGTGATGCCTGGATGAGCTGCGTCAAAGGCTTTCTTATCGAAAGATGAGCGAGTGGAGCGTACCCAGGTAATACGCTTGGTCTCGGTCTCAATTCCCTTGTTGTCGCCGATTAAGTCCTTGATCTGGTTTTCGATCAGGGTCTTACGGTGCTTAAGATCATTCATCTGGTCTTTAATCTCTTGGAGTTCGTCAAGCATGGACACATCCTCGTCAAGCATCGCGATAAACTCAGTTGATGGGTCGGAATGCTGAGATAACAACGCATTAGCTTCTGGATCGTTGCCAATCAGCGCAGGCGCGGTATCAGTCTCCACGAAGTCGCGCCAGAAGGTATCTACCGCTTCATTAATTGCCTGAATGTCCTGCTCGTCGCGCTCGATGTAGTATTCGCGGAATTCTTGGCCACCAATAAGGACTGCCACCCATGCATACTGATAGCCCGTGACGCTCATGTAGTGCATGACTTGTGTTAAGTAATACAGCGGAACCCCGTTGTCCCAGTCGGCAGCGCGGCGCATGCCTACGGTCTTTACTTCAAGAATGCCCACATTACCCTTGCCATCTGTTACCCAGCGGTCGATGTTGGCAAACGCCCAGGGGCGCTTAATCGATACCATGGTTGCATTGCGGCGGCGCACCTGCAGTTCTGGATGTTCGTCAGCAAACTTATCTGCCACCACGTCTTCAAGACGGTTGCCCCACTCTACTGCCTGGTTATCGGATAAGTCAGGCGATTCTTCGCGCCCCGTCTTTATGAGCCACACATTGAGCGGCGATGAGTACTTGTTAAGCCCCATGATGCTCGCTACATCAGAGCCGCCGATGCCGTTCTTGCGAGCCTCGACCCATTGCTTGTTGATCTCTTCTGGCGTGCCAGTAAAGCGAATCTCGGTATATGGCTTAGTCATTGATAGCCTCCTCGGTGATCTTGATTACGTGCTTGATCGTGTCAAATAAATCCAGCTCCCACTGGTCAGGCACATAGCCATCAGCCAGGAAGGCCTCAATAACTTCAAGGTACTCCTTAAAGCGAGGAAGATTCCAGGGGTTCACTGGCGAATCGAGCAGGTCATTGATATACATAAGAATCGAGATGCGCATCTTGCTATAGCCAACTGCCATCACAAGCTTGCAAGGTGTGCAGTCCATCTTGATCTGAAAGCCATCCTTGAAACGGTTGATAATGATGTCGTTAAATTCAATAAAAGCGACGACGGCAAGCTTTTTAAGATGCGGTATGTTATCAGGATCGCCCATGCGCTCGCCGAACCACAGCATGCGCTTTTCTTCCGATTCCTTAAAGGTGTCCTTAAGCTTGCGAATCTGAGCAACGACAGATACTTGACGTTCTTCTTCCTCTCGCGGCTTAAGCTTTTCATACAACTGGTTGCCCACCCCTGGCGTAAACACAACTTCATCAGAGCTATCTGTTAGCTCTTCTGCCTCTTTTACAGTGCGGATCGCTCCTGCATAGTAGTAATTGTCAGGCTTATCATCGCTATCGCAGATGGTATACCCACGCTCAATAAGTGCATCACGCACTTCCATCATGCGCTTCTCGTCCTTGATACGCTTGCGCTCAGAATCAGCGATTCTCTCCCAATCGCGCTCACGGCAGTTGGTGAGCATCTCCACTACTGATGGATACTCGCTAAATTCCTCAATCGCGAGCAAGCGATCAAGACTCATATCCTCTGCAGCATCGTCTACCAGCTCCATGGCTTTTTTGATGCGCCTTGCATGTGCGCCTTTGGTGGTCTTGTCGACCTTTACTGGATCAACACCAAGAAGGAGCGCCTGCTGAACGCCACGCGACTTCTCAATGTCAGATAAGGGCTGCTTGTTGTCGGTTGCAAGCATAGCCATGAGCGTGTTTACTTCGTCCAAGTCGTCGCAAACATTGGCGGTAAAGGTTTGCTTACGATTAAGCTTAAGTGCCTTATAACGGCGCTCGCCGTCCACGATGCGAAAGATGCCGCCATCACGTACCAGGATGGGCGGCGTAAATGGCTCTCCAGGACGTTCGGTATTAAGGTCAAAGGACTTCGCCAAGTCCTCGATGCCTTCAAAGGTTTTCCGAGGATTGTTTTCATCGGGATATACGTCCTCGATGTTCACTACTTCGAGTTGCATATATTACCTCCTATCAGGTGTTATGTATTTTAATGAACTAATAAAATGAGTGGGGGTTTGGTGACACTCATTTGACCTGGTTTTATAGATATTCATGAGCTTTTGATCTGGGGAAATAATTCCGTAAAACAAAGTGACACCTTCCAGACCATGCGCGCATGAAGAAAGCGCCTAAACATATCGACCTAGAAAGAACTAGGCAGAGCGAACGCGACCGCAGGGAAGAGCTAAAGTCAACCCTTCAAACTGTCTTTAGCGGAATTAGTCTCGGCATCGCGATTGCGCAATTGGTTTTCCAGTTTTTGTAAAAAACGGTAATGATTGGTTTCGCGAATGATTGTGACGATCATAAATACGCAAACAGCTAGCTTAAATACAATTTCTGGAATATCCATTTGTGCTCCTTTTAGTGTTTGAACAGGTCTTATATATAAAGTGGTCACTCATTTAGATTTTTTTCTAGGGTTAGTGCCGAGCTTTTGGCGGATGCGCTTAAGCCTGGTTTTATTGGCGTTGATAAGCTGATCTAAGCAAGCAATTTCCCACCGCTCCAAATCCTTCTGGTACTGCTCTTCGGCTTTCCTCCTGGCATATAAGCTGCCAACCGTTGACGCCTGCTTAACGGGCTTTGATGGAGCCTGCCTAGTTCCACGGTGCGCTTCCTCATTGAGATAAACTATGCGTTGGTTGAAGCTAAGATGCTCAAGAGCATCACTTACTCTCTGCTCGCTCCTGGCAAGCATTTCGCGCTTAGCGCATACACGGCAGTATCCTGTGCGTTCCGACACTGTTGTTCGCCAAGTTGCGCACTGATTACACCAGGTAAGCTTGCTAACAAAACACCGCAGGGATATTCCGTATCGCTTGGCTTTGTTCCTCACTGATTCCGTGCTGCGTTTAAGCTCCTTACATATCTCGCGCCTGGTCAGAACGCCTGCGTACTTGAGCAAGAAACGCTCTTCTGCCGTAGTCCATCCGTGCTGTTTGGCTCCCTTGCGCGTCAAACTAAAAGTCCTCATCAGTAATCAGCACAACAGTGCGAGGATTGGACTTGTTAACGGCAAACTTTCGATCATATGGAGTGCAGAGCTTCCAGCTATCCTTTGTAATCACGCCTGCTTCCTGAAGCGCATCTAGGACGAATTTCTTCGCAAATGCCACATTGTCTTTATCGCTTCGCATATCGGGTCTTATCCAATCGAACCACACCGTAACTTGACCTGGGAACTTAGGAGCATCCAGGATGAATGCCCTTATGTAGTCCTGCGTCTTGCGCTTTAAGCTTGCAGCAGAAAAGCGATTGGTGCGCTCACGGTTAACGTACTCATTAAGCGTTGGCAGCGTGCCAGGAATCTCGAAGCGGTACTCCATTACTAGCCCCTATGCGTAAAGTAGTATCCATAGGCAAGGAAGCACGCCAAAGCTAATACGCATACAATTGCATCTGCAAGCATAGTGTTTTCTAGCATGGTAAGTCTTCCTCCTTAACAGGGATGCGCCAAAGTGTCCCGAATTTAATTGCGCCAGGGATATTGCCGTTTTCGCAGTGCCTACGTACAGAGATTGGCGAAAGCTTAAAGAGGTCGGCAAACTCGCGAACCGTGAGGTATTTAGACCCTGACGCGATTGGTGTATACTTCGACTTGGGTTTTGGGTCAGGCGTTTTCGCCTGGCTCTTTTTATTAGCCAACGAGCTCACCCCGCTTTGCGAATGCGTCGATAAAGTAACGCTGGCCCTTGCCCGTGACCTTGGGCGTGCGATTGATGGTTACGTGGCCATCCGAATGGGTAACGGCGGTCTCCTTGATGCGGAACAGACCTTGCTCCATTGCGCGTTGCGTTGGAACATTACGATTGCTTCCCGTTTTACCGAGATAACCGTGCTCGCGCATCCAGGCGAACAGACGGTTTTGCCCCATGTTCACGCCGTTTTGCTTGAGCATTTTTGCGAGCTCGCCGACCAAACAGGTGCCATCACTTGCCGCTACCGCATCAGCAAAGAGCGCCTTGGGTTTAAGCTCCTCGATCTGTTTCTTCTGACGCTCGATGGTGTCTTGAGCTACCAGCACCGCGCGTGCCATGATCTGCTCTGGTGTTTCGTCTTGCTTGGCAACCATGTAGCCACCAGTGCGACGGATCGCGGGTAGGACCTCATGAGTAACCCATCGCTGAAATGCTTTAGCTTCTGGCTTCCTGGATCGCATTACCAGCTTGTAAAATCCTGCTTCGGAAACGATCAAAGGAGCTTTACCGCCAACCTCCCAATTAGGGAGATTCATTACCTCATCATCATCAAGACCGCGCCCGTCTTCGCGCAAATGGTTTGTCTTAATACCAAGGACATCGCAAACATCTTTAGCTACAAACCAAGGCTCGTCGTTTAAGCTCATGGCGCGAACATTGCCAAACTGCTCATTGTTGAAAACTTGAATGTCCATCTCTCCTCCTTCCTAATTCATGAGTGCTTTTACAATTAGGTAGCCAGCCGTGAAACTCAGCGCACAGCCAAGAACAACCACCGCTGATGCGACTGCCGCGAACTGCTGCGTACTGGATTCATAGATCAGCCAATGCCATGCTTTCTTAATGGGAATCACCTCGGCTTTCCGTGTTACCCTCTCTTGTTAAGGGAGGTGAAAGCAATGAATAAAGATTTCAGCGATTTTCTATCCGAGATTGATCGTGGAAAATATGACGAGAAACGTGAGAAGCTTACAGAGACCTATCTTGGTTATTTAGAAGAAGCAAAAACCGATCAAGGTAAGGCCGTTGTAGCAATAGAATACGCTCAGCGTTTTTCTCTATTCACCCTTGAGTGCTACCACGACTGGCTACAGAGAACTAAGTAAATCGCTACCAAAATGGAACTGCTGATAGATCGCATTCTTCATGCGTTCGTACTTAGCCTGTTCCGCAAGATCAGCCACCTTTGACATGTATGCAATTTCGTCAGGGGTGGCCTCTCCCTTAACCAGCTTTTCGCTAAAGTCAGCGATTGAGTTGAGCAAGCGCGTATATGCTTTCTTTTCCTCGATAGAAGCGTCAAGCTGTTCAGATACCGTTGCCAAATAAATCACCTCCTTACGCGCTCTTCTGCCATCCGAGCAAGTCATTAGGCGTACACTGCAAAGCCTCAGACATTGCAAACAGCTTGTCGGCTCCTGGAATCTGTTCACCGTTGGCGCAAAGGTTCACGGTGCTAACAGATACGCCAGCCTTCTCAGCAAGTTCACGACGAGACATCTTGAGCACGCCTAAGCGAGAACGGATGTTTTCAGCTAATACTTCGTTGTTGAATTCCATTACTTACCTCCCTTCACTTCGTATAAGCCCCAACCAAGAAGAATTCCTGAGAATGGCAATGCCATAATGAGCAAGCTGTTTCCTTCGTGTTCCAATCCGATAGACTTGCTGTAAAGTCCAGTTCCAAAGAACACTGCCCAGATCAGCCAAATAAGAACTAAGACGTAGTTCTTCATTTCCGCTCCTTCTTCCAATCCCAGTTGGCGAACCTTTTGCCGAACTCGAAGCCAACCATGGCAACACCGATGAAAAATACCCACGGTCCTGCTTCGAATCCCAGGAAAAGCGAAAGAAAAATAAGTACTGTTCCTGCGATATGCATTTAGGCTCCTTTCAAGAAGTGCTAAGCAGATTAGCAACTCTAGGTGAATAGTAAACACTCTGGTTAGCAGTGTCAAGCAAAAACTAATAATTTGATTGTGTATTTGCTAATTTCGTTGTATTATTCGCATATAGAACAAGCTAAGGAGAATAGCAATGAACATCCAGCTTATGAGACTTAGAAAAGCGGCAGGCTATTCTAATCGCGATGATTTTGCCGACAAAATCGGCGTAAATAAATACACGTACAGGTCTTGGGAATCGGGCGCAGCAATGATGAATGCTGAGCAAGTATGGAATTGCGCAGTTGCTCTTGGCTGCACACCCAACGATGTACTTGGCTGGTACGAATCGCACCCAAAGGAAGAAACGCTTATAAATAGTCCCTACGAACAAGAGCTAATGGACTGCTACCGATCGTCCACTGTAGATAGAAAAGAAAGAATCCTGGATACCGCACGAGACGCTGCGGCAATGTCTAAAGATGCTGCCAAATGATATACCTGCATCCCAGGAGGTGAGCGCATGATGGGAGTTGGTGATGTATACACAATCGCTAGCAGTATTGATGGTAACTGGCTTGCTTGGTCGATCACGTATTATTTTTGGGATGTTATTGGTTTGGGTTTTCTCGTACTTGTTTTTGGGGGCATTTTAGGAGCGACAGTCCAGTACTATCGGTTGAACAAAAGACTGAAAAACGAGGAGAAGCTTAAAGAAGACCTGAATAGCTGCAAGATCGAAAACGCGGAACTTGCTAAGAAAAATGCTAGTTTATCTGACGAAACCTCATCTTTAAAGGCAAAGATACAGAAGCTTGAAAACCCAAAATTAACCGAGAAAGAACTTACGGAATATGTAAGCAAATTTCCTGATGCACAAAAAGATATATTGGCTGAAATATATGAAGCGGGAGGATCAATTGAAGCAGAAGCACTTGATAGCGCCCTTATGACCCTAGCAAGTGCTGGATTAATTAGCGTTCCTCCTCTTATGGCCCCTGGAACATATTGCACATGGAGTCTAAAGCCAGAAATAAACGATCTCATTACCAGGCACCCAGAAGTAGTGGAAAGCAAACAAGCAAAACAACTTAAAGAACGCGAAGAGAAAAAGAATGAGCTTACCGATTACATAAAGCATCTAGACCACAATTCAAAAGTAGTCCTTTGGGCTGTTTATACAAGCGATGATGGATTTAATTTTAAGGACTACGATAGCGAATACGATAACGACTACATACTTGAAGCCAACACGGAGCTAATAAAGTTTAAGAATTTAGATTTAATCGATTATGAGTACATCGACACAGATAAAAGGAAGTGGTCAATGACAGACCTTGGAGCAGAATTGATCGAAGAGAATCATGACGTTTTCAAATACATAGAAAATAAAATAAAAGAATCTAAATAAATAATGCCCCGCAAAAGTTTGGCGACCAGCGCGGGGCAAAAGGTGAACCAATCGAGCAACGATCGGCAGGTGAATTATACCATGGAGCCTAAGCAATTAGAGCCTGGTAAGCCGCGTGGGAAGTGCAGGAAGTGGCTACTGCGTGTTAGCACGGGGCTTAATCCGCGAACGGGTAAGTATGGTGAAAAGACTAAGACTTTCAGCGGAACTTACCGTGAAGCCAAGGCTGCGCTTGCGGAGTTCGAGCAAGAAGTCGAAAACCAATCAAGTAATGCTCCTGGGCGCAAACTGACCTTCGAACAGCTTGCAGAGGAATACGTACCGCATCGCCTTAATATGAAGCAAATTGAAGAAAGTACTGCAAACAAAATAGAAGGACTGCTTGATGCTCTATCTCGCCATATTGGTAAGATGCCTGCAGGCAAATTAGAGCCTTATATGATACAGAATGCCGTCAAGGCGATGCTATCAGGCGATAGTGCCAGCGGTAAACCGTTATCAGGTACATACGTTAATATGGTGCTGCAAACAGCCAGCACCATGTATAACTTATACGCTATCCCTCAAGGTTTAGCGTTTCGAAACCCCTTTGAAAACGTAGAACGGCCTAGGGTTGATACCGAAGAACGTGAACCCCTTACCAGGGAACAGCAGGAGAATCTGATAAAGGCATGTACTCCAACCGATAGGCATCATGCTGCAGTAATGCTGGCATTGTTAGCAGGTCTCAGGCGAAGTGAATGCGCAAAGCTGCAATGGAAGAACGTCAACTTGATAGACGGTATCCTGATGCTTCCCGACACCAAAGCGCACAATCGAAAGCTAACAGCCATACCAGTGCAGGAAGCGTTAGTTGTCTACTTACTAGCTCGTAAAGAAGAACAAGCACGTCAGATGAAAAAATATGGCGTTATACAAGGCGATGAGCACACCGTATGCGCCAATGAGCTTGGCGACCCATTAGACCCTAAGGTCTTAGGAAGATGGTGGCAGCGAAACAGAAAAAAGTTAGGATGCGAAGGTGTTCACTTCCACGACTTGCGCCATACGTTTGCAACTGAATCAGCAAAGATACTACCGCCAAAGGTTATTCAGCAGCTTCTAAGGCAGAAAGACGAACGCGTTTCGATGCGCATTTACACACACGTAAATACCGACGATTTAGAAGAAGCTGTGGCTAAATTAAATGCAAAATAATGCAATTCGTCGGAACGATTTCGGAATTATTTCGGAATAAAACAGTGTTTTGCCCCTGTATCAAAAAAGGTCACAAAGCATACAGCCTTGTGACCTGGCATTTCAATGGTGGGCGCTACTGGGTTCGAACCAGCGACCCCCACCGTGTGAAGGTGATGCTCTCCCGCTGAGCTAAGCGCCCAAAACAAAAAACGTGCATTATACAATGCACGAAAATAAATGGTGGGCGATACAAGATTCGAACTTGTGACCTTCTGCTTGTAAGGCAGCTGCGCTCCCGCTGCGCCAATCGCCCTTAAAAACAAGGTGTATTGTCTCACACCTTTTTCGGTAGTGCAATGAGCACTTAAAAGATTCAAAAAATCTTTTTCGATAGCGCCCTGCATGAGCAGAACGACCTATCCTCCCACGGACTACACCGCAGT